ACTGGCAACAAGCAGCTTCGTGGCAGCTTAGTTACTTTACAAAATGATATAGATCTTGCAGATGCTATATTACAAAACGGTGGTACTGCACTAGCAGCCAATGATATCATTGAGGCTATTGCCGTTCCTGCCAACACTTTGATACTACATGCAGGTTTTGAAGTTGTAACTGCAATGGCAGGCACTACTACAGACTCTTCAATTCACGTTGGTATCACAGGAACAGACGTAGACATTTTTGCTACGGCATTTGACTTAGATGGTGCATCAGTAGGAGATCACACTCCTGCTATTACATCTTCAGGTGTATGTTCTAACTTACCAGTGTTTACTGCATCAGCAGACACTATTGACGTAGAAATTCATGCGTCAGGTGGAACTATAACTGGTGGTATTATTCGTGTATACGCTGTATGCGTAATGATGGATGACATAACACAGTCTACATCTGCTAATGAAGTAGATCGTGATCTACTAGCATAAAGCAACTTTAGGGGCTGACTTAGGTTGGCCCCTTTAGCTTACTTAAGGAAAAATTATGGCTCTAACATTTCTTTCGTTAACTAACGATGTAATTACACGAATGAACGAAGTAACACTTACTTCTACTACTTTTGCTAATGCTAGGGGTGTTCAGGTACAGTGTCAAAATGCTGTCAATGAAGCCATCAGATATATAAATCAAAGAGAGTTTGGATATTCTTTTAACCATGCACAGAACAGCTCTACTTTGACTCCAGGTGTGTGTAGATATACTGCACCAACAGATACTAAATCAATAGACTATGCTACTGCTAGAATTAAAAAAGATGATGATGTTAATGCTGCAGGAAATAATCTAGTACTTCTTAATTATAACGAGTATATAGAAAAGGGTTATCCTAACGAGGAAGATCAAGTTAAGACAACAACTGTCAATGCAACAGATGGATTGTCTGCATCTGTAACAACAATAACCGTTGCATCCACAACAGACTTTAGTTCAACAGGAACTCTGTACATAGGTGGAGAACAGATAACTTACACAGGTATATCGGGTAACGATTTTACAGGATGTACTAGAGGTGCAAACAGTACCACAGCAGCAGCAATATCAAATGGCACAACTGTAACACAGTTTGACGGTGGTGGTGTACCTAGAAATATAGTCAGAACTCCCGATAATAACTATTTGTTATACCCTTATCCAGATAAACAATACACACTTATCTTTGACTACTTTACATTTCCATCTGATTTATCAGCACATGGAGATACTACAAGTATTCCAGACAGATTTGCACCTGTAATTGTAGATGGTGCTGCTGCTTTTGTTTATCAATACAGAGGTGAGATACAACAGTATCAATTAAACTTTGCTAGGTTTGAGCAAGGCATCAAGAATATGCAAAGTCTGCTTATCAATAAGTATGAGTATGTACGATCCACAGTCATCATTGCTCCTAGAGGTTCAGCTAACTTTATGGGTGGAGTTATTTCCTAATGCCAGATCTATCTCAAGCTCAACCTGCAGCATTTAACTGTGAGGGTGGCTTAGTTTTAAATCGTTCTACGTTTCTAATGCAACCTGGTGAGGCATTAGAATTAGAAAACTTTGAGCCTGACATTGAGGGTGGTTATAGAAGAATAAATGGTTTTCGTAAATACGTAAATCAACAAGTGCCTCAAACTTCTGACTCTGGTGAAAAGATATTGATGGTTGCTAACTTTGCAGACAAAGTATTAGCAGCCAGAGGTGAGAAGATATTTAGTTCTGCATCTACTGAGCTTGCAGTTAAAATTGTTTCTAGCACAGGTATGACAGGTTCTGGAACTATAACTGTAGATTCTACAACAGGATTTTCTTCCAGTGGAACATTACAGATTAATGATGAGTTATTTACTTATACTGGTGTTACCTCTACTACTTTTACAGGTGTAACTCGTGCTGCTACAAGCACAACTGCTGCTAATCATGCTCTTGATGATGTAGTGTCAGAGTCTTGGACTGAAAGAGATACTGGCAGAACAAGTGCAGGTAAATATAGTTTTGAGAGATACAACTTTGATGGTAACGAAAAGATTATAGTTGTAGATGGTACAAATGCCCCAACTATATTTAATTCTTCTTTATCGGCAACAGATGTTAGTGAAAGTTCTGTAGCAGGTTCTACAATAGTAGTAGCTTTTAAATCTCATATGTTTTATGCAGGTAAATCTAGCACACCACAGACATTAGTATTTAGTGAACCTTTTGACGAAGATGGATTTCAATCTGCTGATGGTGCAGGAACTATTAAAGTAGATGATAATATTGTTGGACTAAAAGTATTTAGGGATTCTTTATTTATATTCTGCGAAAATAGAATATTTAAAATGACAGGATCTACTGTTAGTGACTTTGCCATACAACCAGTTACCAGAGATATTGGTTGTGTAAATAGAGATACTATACAGGAATTTGCAGGTGATCTGTTATTCCTTGGACCTGATGGACTTAGAACTGTTGCTGCTACTGCAAGAATTGGTGATACAGCTCTAGGTGCTATTACACAAAATGTGCAATCTATATTTGATGCTAACATTAAAGACTCTACAGTTTTTGACAGTGTAGTTATCCCAGACAAAACACAGTACAGAATATTCTTTTCAAAAGCAGGACAAGGTGAAAACTTAACTAGAGGAATTGTTTGCGTTAGAAGAGCAGATAAGTTTGAGTTTTCTGAAATACGTGGAATGAAACCTTCAGCTACAGATGCCCTAGTTGTTGATGGAGATGTAAGAGTTATACATGGTGACTTCTCAGGATTTGTTCACAGACAAGAAGCAGGTAATACTTTCGATGGTACAGCAATACTAGCAAGATATAGAAGTCCTGATTTAAGTTTTGGAGATACTGGTGTTAGAAAACACATGCAAAGAGTTATCCTTAACTTTAAACCCGAGTCAGCAATAGACGCAGATTTATTTGTTCGTTACGACAATGAAGCATCTGACTCTGCAAGACCTGCAGCATATCCTTTAGATAGTTCGCAAGTTGCAGCACAGTTTGGTTCTGCAACTTTTAGCACAACTAGTAGTGCTGCACAGTTTGTTTTTGGTGGGCCTTCACAGCCACTGGTAAGACAGTCAGTAGAAGGGTCAGGTTTTTCTGTAGCGTTAAGAGTTAAAGATGGTGGAGAAACAGCACCATATTCCCTAAAAGGGTTTCAATTAGAATATTTAGTAGGAGCAAGACGTTAGATGGGTAATACATACACTAGACAATCTAGTTTTACAGACGGTGATGTTATTACTGCCGATCTGTTTAACAACGAATACGATCAACTTTTAGCTGCCTTTGCAGCAAGCACAGGACACACTCACGATGGTACTGCTGCAGAAGGTGGTCCTATTACTAAACTATTAGGCACAGGTATTACCATTGGTGATGGCACAGCAGGTACAGATATCACTGTAACTTTTGATGGTGAAACTAATGATGGTGAACTTAAATGGATGGAAGACGAAGACTACTTTGAGTTCTCTGATGATATTCTCATAGCCTCTGACGAAAAGATACAGTTTCGTGACACAGCCATATTTATAAACTCCAGTGCTGATGGTCAGCTTGATCTTGTTGCAGATACAGAAATACAGATTGCTGCTACTACTGTTGATATAAATGGTAACGTAGATGTGTCAGGTACACTTACTGTTGCAGGTGCTGTAGACTTTGGTGATGCTGCATTATCAAATGTAGGTGCAGTACAGTTAGACAGTATTGCAGGTGATGCTGACTCAAATACAAGCATAGCCTTTAGTGGATCTGATGTAATTACAATTACTGCAGGTGGTGAGACACAAGTAACATTTAACAACGGGTCAATACTACCTACAACAGATGACGATGTAGATTTAGGCTCTAGCTCTTTTGAGTTTAAAGATGGTTACTTTGACGGTACACTTCACGCAGATGCAATAAACTTTAATGGTACAGCTATAACAGCTACTGCTGCTGAACTTAATATTATGGATGGTGTTACATCTACGGCTGCAGAGTTAAACATATTAGATGGTGCTACAGTAGTTGTAGGAGAACTTAACGCTCTTGACTTAGGATCTACAGGCACAGGTACAGCTATTGCATCTAAAGCAGTTGTGCTAGATGCTAACAAAGACTACACTGGTATTAGAAATCTTACGTTGACTGGAGATCTTACTATTGGTGGTGATGATCTTACTATGGCTACCAACACTTCAGGACACATACTCGTAGCAGACGGTACAAACTTTAATCCTACGGCTGTAGGTGATTTATCTGAGATTAGTACAGTTGCTAACGATGACGTGTTTCTTGCTGTAGATACGTCTGGTGGTGGCCTTAAAAAGATTACTCGTAGTACTATAGTCTCTGGTCTTGCTGCTTCAGGTGCTTCTTTATCTAACGTAGTAGAGGATAGCACTCCACAGTTAGGTGGCAACCTTGATATGAACGGTAACGATATTGTTACTACATCAAATGCTGATATTGACCTAGCACCTAACGGTACAGGTAAAGTAGTTGTAAAAGGTAACACTAATCCTGGTACTATAGTATTTAACTGTGAATCTAACTCTCATGGTCAAACAGTTAAGTCACAACCACACTCAGCTTCTGTTACTAACGTGCTAACTCTACCTCCTGGTGGTGATCAAGAGATTGTTGGTACGACAGCAACACAAACACTTACAAACAAAACAATGGGTGCTACTAGCTTTGGTGATAACAACATCACTAACGTTGGTGATATTGCTCTAGACTCTATTAGTGCTGATGCCACAGATATTAACGTGGCAGTATCCGATAACTCAGCTACTGCATTTACAATTAAACAAGGCTCAGATGCCTACCTTATAATTGATACAGCTAACAGCAGTGAGTCTGTGTCTATCGGTACAGGTATATCTGGAACAGCTATTACATTAGGACACAGTACCTCAGAGGTTACGGTAGCAGACAACCTTACAGTTACAGGTGACTTGACCGTATCGGGTACAACCACAACGGTAAACTCTACTACTGTAAACCTTAACGATCACAATATTGTTCTTGACAGTGGTAACAGCACATCTGCTGTAATCAACGGTGCAGGTATTACAATAGAAGGTGGTAGTGGTGACGATGCTACATTTACCTATAATACTTCAGGACCAAAGTTTGAATTAAAACTAGGTTCTAGCCATGAAGATCTACAAGTAGATAGACTTACTGCAAATGGTGGTTTAGTTGCAGATAATATTACTATTGATGGAACAGAGATAGATTTATCATCTGGAGACTTGACAATTGATGTTGAAGGTGATATAATCCTTGACGCAAATGGAGGTGACTTTAAGTTTCAGGATGATGGAACTGAGATACTTAGGATTACTAACTCATCTAGTGATGTAATTATTAGACCTGTTGTAGATGCTAAAGATCTTATCTTTCAACAAAGAGATGGAACAGAGGTAGCTAGGGTTGAAGACAATGGTACGTTCAACGTTGTTACAGATAAACTAGCAATAAACGGAACTGCTATAACCTCAACCGCTGCAGAACTAAATATACTTGACGGTGTAACATCCACTGCTGCAGAGTTAAACATACTTGATGGTGCTACAGTAACTGCATCAGAACTAAACTTATTAGATGGTGACACTTCTGTTGGTAGTTCAATAACATTAGCAGATAGTGACGGTTTTATAGTCAATGATAACGGAACAATGAAAACTATTCCTGCATCAGATGTGGCAACGTATGCTGCAGGTAGTGCTGCCACTAAAGGATTTGCCATTGCTATGGCAATAGTATTTGGATAGAAAGGTAAAAGTAAATGGCAACCCCAAATATAATTAATGTAGCAACTATTACTCCAAAGGTAG